CCATTTCTTACTGGCTTTATCCATGATTAATGCGACTTGGTCAACATTTAATCCGAGTTCTTGGAAGGTTGCTCCTTGTCTGCCTAATACTGTGGTTAATGTGTTTACACCACCGTTGACGTTGGCCTGAGTATAAGCTAATGCATTGAAACTAGTATCCAAGTTATTAGCGTCAACACCTAAAACAGACAATCCTCTTGTTAATTGGATTACATTACTGTAACCGATACCGAAAGCATCGTTGATTCTGTCCATGTTGGTAGCGGATGAACCGAAGTTATCAGATTCAACGCCCATCTGGTGTAACGCTTCGACATAAGCCATTGCCTCATTCTGTGGGAATGTTTCATTACTGATAGTATTAATCAAAGATACCATTTGTGGTTCTGCAATACCAGTTTCAGTAGCTAACTGACCAACACTGATAGCTGCTTCATTAATGGAAGCTGCCATACCTTCAGCATTACCGGCAATATTACCGACTTGGTCGGCTGTCTGAATTAACATTCCAGCATTCAACAGGCTTAGGTCACCGCTTAAATCGTTGACTGCTTGGTCGGTTTGTGAAACAGAATCCGTAAACTCTTCAGTTTCACTTGCCATCTCAGAAAAATCTGACCCGTCAAGACCATCAATAGACGAACCGATTTCATCAATACCTGACGAAGCTTCACTTGCAGCCTCCCCGATTTCATAAAAACCCTCAGGCATTTCATCGATTTCACCCATCATATAAGCGACTTCTTCATCTGTTAATTCCGCAAACTCGCTTACACTGTCTCCGGCTTCACTTACAGAATCAGTTATGCCCTCGCCCATATCCTCGGCACTGGTGACAATATCTTTGAAAACATCACTGGCTTGATCAACAGCACTAATGATTATGTCAACAATGTCAGACATTTAATTTCTCCTTTTTTCTTTTTTCTATTCTTTCACGTGCTTTTTGTCTGATATCATTACTTGAACTGAATCTACTTTTATCTTCAATTTTAACTCCATTAGCTTTACAGAGAGCATTGAATTTGGCTTCGTGTATTATCTCTTCCTGTATGTCCTCAGCTGTCATTAGGCTCAGGAAGTATTTTTGTTGACTTGTCAAATCAAACATTCTAGTTGCCAATGGAGCGGTTTTATGAAGATTATACAATACCCAAGCTTCACTTGTTTTTGAGAAAGGATTTAATGGTTGTTAAATCGTTTTCTGTTAATTGACTGATTCGGATGACGTGTTCAAACAATTGTTTAGGTACGCCAGGCATTAATCCTTCAATCATATCTGGAGTGTATGTTTCACCTTCAACACTCATACTCCAAGCGACCGCTTGGTAGATTGTTTTGCTTTGTGATTCTGTAAATTCGCCTGTATTAATATCAAGGTCTCTAGTTTTAACGTTTTCACGTTCACCTTCACTGTTTACTCCAACTTTCACTGTTACTGATGATTGCTCGATTGATTTCAGTTTACTCAATTCACCATCACTTAATGGTCTGAGCATTACATCAATTGTTTCGTCACCATACTCGACTTTAACAGTTTCAACAGCTTCAGTGCCTAGACTTAATTTTTCGATTAATTCAAAATTTGACATTTGGTAATTCACCTCGGTTTTAAAAAAAATACACCTAAAAAATCTGATTAAAGATTTTTTAGGTTAAAAAAAAATATCTAAAATAAAATATAATTTTAAGATGTTAAACTTGACGCTTCATTCTCAATTGTAGCAAGACAACTAGTATAAACAACGGTACTGTCATCAGCAAGTGTAACTGGGCCTTTGAAAACATTCAATTCAATGTCCTGTTTAATCAGGTCACTACCTTCAACCGGTTGTGCTACTGACTTATATGAACATTTAGGGAAGAAGAATTGTAATGTGTTTTCCTCTTCGTCTTCGAAATCAAGTTTGTAAGGGAAGTATGTAGTTGTACATACTGGTCCAGTATTGCTTCCCCAGAACTTCTGCAAGTAATCCAAACCTTGGAATTCAAGGGTTGACTTGAGAGTCCATGACTTACCATTACTGCGGAGTTTATATGGGAACATACTACCTAAGCCTTGACCATCAGTTGCAGTAATACCATTATCTAATTCAAGGGATACTGATTTAGTCGGAGCGGAAACATCAACCTCGTTATTGTAAGCATTGGCTTCATAAAAAGCCATTGGGTATGTGTCATCAATTTCAACATAAGATTTGAGTGATGCTTTACCGTCTTTCTGTGCTACAACATCGAAATTGGTTTTAGCAATACCATCACTGATGTCTACGCCAATTTTACTGATTACGTTTCCGTAGGTCTGATATTCGTAATCATTAGTTCCGCCGTTATCTTTACCAACCATTGCGGTAAAACTTGGGAGTGTACGATTTGAACTAACGTAGATTTCATGAGTGTTTAATTCACCAGTTCCACCGGCAGTGTAAACATATCCTCCCATAGCAAGGTATAATAAATCTAACATTGTATTAATATCAGTGGCTAATTCAGTATTTCCACCAGGACTATAGAATCCCTTTTTCTGTTTAGTTGGAGTTTCCTCAATACTATCAAGCAGAATGTTTGGGTCACTAGGTGGATCTATTCCACATTTACCAATGTCCATATACATTACATTACTGCTGGTATTTGGAGTTCCATAACTGGATTCTATTCCTATTCCAAAATATCTCATGATAAATGCCTCTTTTTATTTGTATACATGGTGTCTTAAATTGAAAACTACAATCCGCATTAATGCCTCTTCGGTTGGAATGTCATTTACTAATGATTGTTCTATTTCAGTTAATCTGACTTTACCGTTTAATGTTATCCAGTCTCTATCGGTCTCAAATTTTTCTTGGATTTTATCCATGATTTTAATAGCTTGCATGTAACTTTCTTGCATTTCTCCGGTGCAGAATATGCCGATGCTGGTGTGTATCCAGTTTGGAGTGTTGCGTTTGTTGAAAGTTTCAGTTGCATATGTGCCTTTAACCAATCGGATAATAGCGATAGGGAAGCGGAAGCCTCGGAAATCATTATTAGGGATTCCTAATAGTACACTTTCGAATACTTTGTCACCGTCTATTGTCAGGTTTTCAAGTAAAGATTGTAATTGGAGATTAATGTTTTGAAATTTGTTTGTATCAGTAGTCATCGGTTTCACCTGTTAACCATGATGTGAATGTTTCTATTTCTGCGTCAATATCGGATTGGCTGTTTTGAACTCCCCTGTCAAAGAATTCATTTGCCTCGGTTCCTGGATGATTAACAACAACTTTTTTGAATAATCCATATGGAGTATTCAATGCTTTAGCCTCTTTTGGAGTTATAACTATTTCGTGTGGGTCAGTACCGCCTAATACAAATAATGCGTAAGGTGCAATACCCTCATCCGGAAATATACGATACATAAAACTTCCGAGACTTTCACGCCGGATACTGGATTGTAAATTACCAGTAACCACCGGAGCCTCATCCTGAATATTACCCTGGACAATAAATGAAACTTCAGTTACGAATTTCTGTAACTTTTCCGGTAGCTCATCGCCCCGTCTGTTGAAGTTATCAATCAAAGTTTGAGTATCGATTAACGCTTCCATAGACATGAAAATTTTCACCTGTGTAATAGACCTAGTTCAAATGCATCTGGACTTTGACTGATTCCGTAAGGATCCAAATCTTCCATCACTTTTTCATCCTGTGCTTTCATCTGTTGAATGAAACTGTACATGAGACTATCCGCATCTTCCCTGTAACCTTTCTCATTACTGCTCCTGTCATCCTTACCATATAATGAGCGTAAGATGTCGCTTATTGCGTAGTAACATGCAGCTGTTTGAAGCATACTAGGGATATCATCGCCACGATGATAAACAGGAATGTTATTCTCTCCTAGCATACCGCTAACAATACTGTCACCAGATTTCATACTGCTATGTATCAGCTCATTTTTTGGTGGTTGTTGCAGGAAGGTTATCCTGGAGCGGATGTCATTTTCATTTGCATAGACTGGAGTGTAGTTTACTTCTTCCATAAAATACACCATAAAAAATAATAAATTCGTATAAAATCAATTATTGGTTTTTAGCTTCTAATGCTGCAAGTCTTGCAAGGATAGTTCCTTCAGCAGGACTTGATGAGTCACCGATTGCAGCGTTAATGTCTGCAACGTCTTTGTGCAGACCAGTTTCACTACCACTAGTAGCTACACCAATTTCAGTATTGATATCTTTGATATCTTTATAGAAACCGGATTCCTTACCACTGGTGGAGCTACCGATGGCTTCTTTGATTGCAGCAATATCAGTGTCATCTCCGCCTTGAGCAGAATCTAATTGTTTAACCTTATCGTAAAGGTATTTTACGATTCCGCCTTTGTACCTGTTGGCTGCTGCCCAACCTTTCATTGACATAATTTATCACCTAAAAAAAATATAATGGGAAGCCTTTATGAGCTTCCGAAAGTACCTGCCATAACAGACTCTTTGTTAACAACGTTTGGAACCATGTTAAACCAGAATTGCTGTACGTTCATTTCTGGTTTGCCTTCAGGTTTGTAAGTGTTAGTGTTAACTAATGCGTCAGGCAATTTAGTTAATGCTTTCTTGTCACCGTTAGCAACTGCGGTGTCAATTGCTTTCTGAATAGTACTGAATTTAGGGTTGGTGTATTTTTCAAGTACTACTGCAGGAACTTTGTTACATAATGCAAGATAGTTTTTGTTAGATAACATGTTTCCTGCGTTCCAGAAGTTAATGCCTTTCCATTTTAAGTTTAACATGTCGTAGTCGATTTTGAGACTGTCGAGGTAGTCACATAAAGCGAAGTATTGAGTACCGGCTAACATGATATCAGTTGCTAATAATTTTTGTGGAGATTCGTAGAAAGCTTCTTGAATCAAGTTGATATCGTGAGCAGGGTCAAATTCATCCTCATCTGTCCAATCAGTAGTGGATGGTGCAGTGGTTCCTGCACTAGCTTGAAGGGTATTTGCGATTAACAAATCAGTGTAAATACAGAGAGCTGAAATACATTTTACTACTCTGTTTGGGTAAGTACTGGACATCATACCGTTGTTTTCCCATAAGTCACCGTATTCAAATTCGAAACCTCTTCCACCGAGTACACCTGATTCAGGAGTTTCATCAGTGAATCTGATTTTAGTGAAATCAACACCTTCACCATACCTTGTTGGTTCAGACATGATTTTATCAGCTAATTCTTTAGCAGCTGATACTTCACTGTTCAAGGATACAAAAGTTCCTGTAGTGTTCTGATGTGTATTGAACAAGTTCAGGAATAATAACTGTTCATGAGCTATTTCATGAGCGTACATTTCCTGATTCTGTTTGTGTAAAAAATAATTTGGATCTAAAAATTGTGCCATAAATTTTACCTCCTTTAAATTACTTCCATTACTCCGAATGCTACTTTGATGATTGCACCACTGGATGCGTCTGCGGATTCTAATGCAATTGCATCGGTAGCACCACTGGATTTATCGTAACATCCTGCAGTGGTGGTTCCTACTTTGATGTAGTTACCGGCGGTTACTGCACTGTTTGCAGCTTCGAGTTTTACGGATTTAATGATTCTTGCTCCGACTTCAACTCTTACGTAACAGTTGTTAGTGTAACTGCCCCAGTTTGCAGCAGTTTTTGGTACTGCTCCTTCATGCTGGTAGTCTGCTATTGCGATTCCGATTGCTGCTTCTCCAGCACCTGCTTTTTCTACTTGGTTAGGTCCACTGATTTTAACTCTGTCTCCCTGGTGGATTTCGTTAGCATAAGTTGGGCCTGTGTGTTTACCTGTTGCATCAATTATGGTGTTGATGGACATGTTACCTTGTTTTGCTTCGAACATGTGGGTTACACCATAGCTTCCTTTGTTTTCTAATTCCATGTTTATTCATCTCCACTGAAATGAGCTAATACATTTTTTAAGTTTTCATCTTCTTCTGAAACTTCTTCTTCCTCTTCTTCTTCCTCTTCGGATTCACCAGCTAATAGGCTGATTCTTTCTTCGAGTGATACGACGATTGGTTTAGATTTGAGAGCTTCTTCATAAGCTTCAGGATTTGAGGCACATAATTCAACATTACTGTCTCTTTCTGCAGGGGTTACTTTACCTGCCATTATTGCAGTGTCTACAATAACTTCTGCAGCTTTTTTGTTGATTTCTGCTTCTCTTGCTTTAATTTCCTCATTTTCTTCTGGTGGTTCTGGGTCTTTGGAACCTTTGAGTTCTTCAATCGCCTTATCGGTTTTATCCAATCTGTCATAGATTGGTTTTAATGCTTCATCAAACATTTGTTTGATGGTTTCTGCAGTTAATTCATCTGCCATTGGTTCTTCCTCCTTTATTGAGTATCTTGCGTAAACCACAGTGTCATCATCATTGTGTGGTTTCGGTATGTTGCATGTTGGACATGCTCCTTTTTCGACTATATCCACACGTGTGATGTCTGTGCTGTTTACGATGTAATCGTAATCTTGTGGACATTCGCTCACGTTGGATGTTGCCACGATACTTACCATATCCAGTTCACCCGCATCATATAATTGCTTGATGAGTGGATTGGTTAATTCTGCCTCTACTATGCTTATAGTGTCATTGGCGTACTCTATTTCGGTGATTTCACCTACATTGAGTAAATCGAGTTTACCCAGTATTGGGTTCTCGTTGATTATATTATCTGGAAGGTGGTCAATTCCAATAGGTATGCTACCTTCCTTTGATAATCTTGATTGTAAAGTTTCGTATGTTTGTTTGACGTTTGACTCTGGCACGTAGACATGAGCAGGTTCATTGTTAACCCACAAATGCATAGGGCCAGTAGTCCAGAAATTAGTACCCTTCAACATTTTCTCATTCTCCTTTCTTAATCACTTTGGAAATGTACATCTTTTTAAAATTAGGTTTGCCATATAAACTTTCAAGGTATTCTGCACGATTAGGGAACTCTTTAACGAATCTATCATGAGTTTTAGGATTTAAATATAATTTTGTGGATTCTGCAAAGTCCTCATCATACCTCCTATCTTGTGGTTTAGGAACATCACGAGTACGGTTATTCCACCGTTCAATATCCTCTGCATATTGGGTTTTCTTTTGTTCATAAGCTCTTTTAGCATAAGGAGTAGGGAATCTATCCACTTTCATTGTCTCTCCCGTTTCGGGATTGACATAAGTCATTCCTAAATCATTATCGGCTTTGAATATTTTATCATAAACTTCTCTTGTTGACAATCCAGTTCTATTTGTGGTGTTATTTTCACTGTAATCATATGCATGAGATAATTCATGAGTAATAACATCTAATCTTTCTGCTTTTGAAGCTTTGGGAATCCATACATCAACTTGATTTAAAATATCAGAATATCCTCCACCTCTATTCTTATTAGGGATTTCGTGGATAACAATTCTTCTAAGATTATTCTGTCTTCTTAATTCCTCTGGCAAACTGTTAATATGTGCTATAACTTCTTCATGAGAAAGATTACTGTTTTTAGCTACTTGTAACTGTAATCCATTAGAATATGTGCGAACCTCAAATTCTTGTCCGCTCGGGGAATTTTCAATAGTGGTTTCATATTTGCCATTAAACATACTTCCAGTTTCTTCGATATCTTCAACATCAACACCCCGTTCCTCCGGAGTCTTAGTCGAATACCTCGGAGTACAACGACAATTAGGATGAAACGGAGGCAAATTCACAGTATCATCAATATCATAAATAGTATCCTCATTCTCACCATACTCTTCAATACAATGCTCACAGGCACCTTCATTACAATGCACAGTATAAGATTTAGCACCATCTTCACGTGCCTGAACATGATTACTCAAATTAGATGCTCTCATGGTTTCAGTACGAGCAATAACCTGACAACGACCTTTACTAAACTCCTCCATCTTCTGCCCAATCAACTCAGCAGTTTCACGTGGAGTATTCTTAGCATTATAAGATTCA